GAACTTAAAGCCCCCCGCCCCGAAACCAAAAACGAAAGAAGACGCCGGGAGAAGGAAGAGCTTTTGTGCGCGAATGAGCGGCATGAAATCGAAACTTACCTCAGCGAAAACAGCCAACGACCCCGACTCCCGGATTAACAAAAGCCTTCGGGCGTGGAAGTGCTGAGGTGGGTATGGAACACACTATTTGGAACGCAGTTCTTTCGGTAGGTGTTAGCGTTGCGGGATTCTTCCTCAAGAGCATGTATGACGAGGTAAAACGCCTTCAAGTGCTGATTAACAAGACCCGCGAAGAGATTGCCAAAGAGTATGTGACCAAAACACAGTTGGACGCGGACATCAACCGCATCTTTGATCGGCTTGACCGTCTTGAAGCTAAGATTGACCGACTGGTAGAGAAACATGCCTAGTACGTCAAAGAAGCAACACAATTTCATGGAGGCTGTAGCCCACAGCCCCGCCTTTGCTAAGAAGGCCGGTGTTCCTCAGTCCGTGGGCAAGGACTTCTCGTCGGCTGATAAAGGCCGCAAATTTGGTAAAGGTGGTGATATGAAAAAGGGTTACGCAGAAGGTGGCATGCCTATGGTCAAAAAGGACGGCAAAATGGTTCCTAGTTTTGCGGCTGATGGCGTAGGTAAGATGGCTAAAGGCGGCATGGCTGAGTCAAAGAAAATGGTTGGTAAAGAAGTAGCCTTCATGAAAAAGAAGGGTGCTCCTGCTGCTATGATCAAGCACGAGAAAGCCGAGATGGGTATGAAGAAAGGCGGCGGCGTCAAGAAAATGGCTGCTGGCGGGTCCGCTTCCAAACGTGCAGATGGTATTGCCAAGTCTGGTAAGACCAAAGGCAAGATGTTCAACATGGGCGGCAAAGCCTGTTAAGGAACTATCATGGCACAAACTGAAATCTACACCGCTAAAATGGGTCAACCTCCGATGCCGGATGAAGGCCCAACGAAACCAATGCCCCCTATGGCACGCAAGCGTAAACGTGCTACGGACCCCAATATGCCCCTTGGGCAAACGGATATTTATACTGCTGACAAAGGTCAGCCACCAATGCCAGACGAAGGCCCAACAGCTAACATCAAACCCAAAAAGTACGCTATGGGTGGTTCTGTTGGTGGGGCTTCCAAACGTGCTGATGGTTGCGCCCAACGCGGTAAGACTAAGGGTCGGATGGTATGAGAGCAAGTCGGGGTATGGGGGACATCAACCCATCTAAAATGCCCAAGCCAAAGGTAATCCGCCGGAAGGACAACCCCGATTCTGTTGATATGTACGCTAAGGGCGGCGGGGTAAATGCTGCCGGTAACTACACGAAACCCAGTCTGCGTAAACGGATTGTGTCTCAGGTAAAAGCTGCTGCTACTCACGGCACAGGTGCAGGTCAGTGGTCTGCCCGTAAAGCCCAGCTTGTTGCTAAGAAGTACAAAGCAGCAGGTGGAGGTTACCGGGATTGAAGCCTCCACAGCAATCGCTTAAAAACTGGGGCGACCAGAAATGGCGCACCAAGAGTGGTAAGCCCTCCAGCAAAACGGGTGAGCGGTATTTGCCGGAAGCGGCGATTAACAGCCTTAGCTCCGCAGAATATGCGGCGACAACCAAAGCCAAGCGTGAAGGCAAGAAAGCGGGTAAGCAGTTTGTAGCGCAGCCCAAGTCGGTAGCAAAGAAAACGGCTAAATTTAGATAATGACTACTTCCGGCACTTCTAGTTTTGACCTTGACTTCTCGGAGTTAGCCGAAGAAGCGTGGGAACGCGCCGGTCGGGAGATGCGGTCGGGTTACGACCTGCGTACCGCTCGCCGTTCAATGAACTTGATGACCGTCGAATGGCAGAATCGCGGCATCAACATGTGGACGATTGATCAGGGGGCATTCACTATGACTCCCGGTCAGAACACTTACGCCCTGCCTACAGACACGATTGACCTGCTTGAGCACGTTATTCGTACGGGCGCAAACGATTCGTCCACCCAGTTTGACCTGACGATCTCAAGGATCAGCGTTTCTACCTACGCTAGTATCCCTAATAAGATTACTCAGGCTAGGCCGATTCAAGTGTGGGTCCAGCGATTAAGTGGGCAGATTTCTCCCACTTCTTCTACCCTAACGACCACTATCAATAGCACTGCTACCACCATCGTCTTGAGTTCGGTAGTTGGGCTTCCGACTACTGGGTTTATTAAGTTAGACAACGAGATCATCAACTACGGATACATAACAGGGACTACCCTGTATAACTGTTTCCGTGGGCAAGCTAACACGACCGCAGCATCTCATACAGCAGGTGCAGTGGTTTACAACCCCAATCTTCCAGCCGTTACCGTTTGGCCTACCCCGGATGACTCGCAGACATATCAGTTCCTGTACTGGCGGATGCGTAGGATTCAGGATTCGGGTACGGGCGTTAACACAGCGGACATCAACTTCAGGTTCTTACCTTGCTTGGTAGCTGGATTGGCGTACTATATCGCCATGAAAGTACCGGAACTAATGCCCCGGTTACCGATGCTCAAGCAAGCATACGACGAACAGTTTGACCTCGCCGCAGGTGAGGACAGAGAGAAAGCTCCAATTCGATTTGTTCCAAGGGCATTTCGCGCTGGTAGGGGGTAATCGTGAGTAACCGCTTTGCCGCTGGTTACAAGGCGATTGCCGAATGTGACGTATGTGCATTTAGGTATAAACTACATCAGCTTCGTAAACTGATCATCAAGACCAAGGTCACGGATATCAAGGCGTGCCCAACGTGTTGGGTTCCAGATCAGCCGCAGTTATTGTTAGGGATGTATCCAGTAGACGATCCGCAAGCCTTGCGGAACCCACGTCCAGATCTATCTCGTAACCGTAACAGTAGAGGGTCACGGGATATTCAGTGGGGTTGGGCACCGGTTGGTGGTGGTAGGAGTTTTGATGATTCGTTAACACCAAATAACTTGGTTGCAACGACATCTGTTGGTACAGTAACGGTTACGACATCATAGGAACTATCATGGACAAGAAAGAAGTTAAGGCTATCGCGGATACGGAAGTCCGTGCCCACGAGAAGAAACTGCATCCCGGTGCCAAGAAGATGAAAGCCGGTGGTCCAACCACGGCTGATCGCGCTAAGTACGGGAAAAATATGTCTCGCGCCATGAACCAGCGCGGTAGCGCACGGGGGAAGTGATGGCTACATATAGCATGAAGAAAGGCGGTAAGGAAGTTGGCCCCGCTTCGACATACGCAGAACCGCATACCATGACCGGCGCAGATATGGACATCGACGCGCACATCAAGGCTCATAATGCCAAAGATAATGTTGATGAACTCTGTATGAGCGTGAGCGGCTACAAGAGCAAGCCGTACCCAGAACCCAAGACTTCTGGCATTAAGGTGCGTGGGACTGGCGCTGCTACTAAGGGTCTAATGGCTCGGGGTCCGATGGCATGAACTACACCGAGTTGTGTGCCAATATTCAAGACATCACGGAGAATACGTTCACCGCTGATCAATTGGCTATGTTCACGCAACAAGCGGAACAGAAAATATACAACACGGTTCAAGTTGCCAACCTTCGTAAAAACGTAACTGGCGTCACAAGTCCAGCCAACAAGTACTTGTCGTGCCCAGATGACTTTCTGTCGCCTTACTCTATAGCAGTCATTGATGGGACCGGGGCGTACACGTTCTTGTTGAATAAGGACGTAAACTTCATACGCGAAGCGTACCCCACGCCTACAAGTACGGGGCTACCCAAGTACTACGCTATTTTCGGGCCACTCTCAAGTAACGTAAACGAACTTTCGTTTTTGCTTGGGCCAACCCCCGATGCAGTTTACACAATGGAACTGCATTACTTCTACTACCCACCTTCGATTGTTACTGCTAGCACGTCTTGGCTTGGGGATAACTTTGATTCCGCTCTACTTAACGGTGCGTTGATTGAAGCAATACGCTTCATGAAAGGCGAAGTGGATATCATCCAGAACTACGAGAAGCTGTATCTTCAGTCGATTCAGTTGCTCAAGCAGTTGGGTGATGGTAAGCAGCGTCAGGATGCGTACCGTGATGGTCAGTATCGTCAACCGGTGACCTGATGTCTATCATCCAGACTCAAACAACGAGCTTCAAAGCAGAGCTATATCAGGCGATTCACAACCTGACGACTGATACTTTGAAGATCGCGTTGTATACAAATAGTGCTACACTCAACGAAACCACGACCGCTTACTCTACCACTAACGAAGTTACGGGTACAGGATACACCGCTGGGGGTGTAACTATCACCGGAGTGACGGTCAATTCTTCTGGGTACACGGCGTACGTCAGTTTCAATAACCCTAGCTGGACTTCCGCTTCGTTTACAACCCGCGCAGCTTTGATTTATAATTCCAGCAAAGCTAACCGTTCGATTGCTGTGTTGGATTTTGGGTCAGACAAAACGGTTTCTAATAATACGTTTCTCATTGCGCTCCCAACCAACAACGCATCAGATGCGTTGATCCGGTCATCTAACTGAGGCATACATGCTAGTTAACACGATTCACGGCGAAATGGACGACTCCCTTCTGGAAAAAAGAGAGGGTTCGTTGGATAATGATATCGAGTTCACCACTTGGACTGAGTACTGGCTCAATGATGAGCTAGTTCACCGTTCTGCTCACGTTACTCTCAAAACCTCCCCGTCGCTGTTTGCAGAAGCAGCCGAAATTGCATAAAGGCATATCATGGCAAATACCCAATCAATGTGTACTTCGTTCCTTGGGGAAGTGTTGACCGCGACCCACAATTTTGGTGTTGCTCCAATTAGGGCGGCTACCACTGCTGACACGTTTAAAGCTGCGTTGTATCTTGCTTCGGCAACTATCAACGCGAACACAGCCGCATACACGGTAACGGGCGAGGTTACTGGTACTAACTATACGGCTGGAGGTGTAGTAGTTACAAACGGGACTGCACCTCTCGCTACCAACGCGACCCCAACTGCGGGTGTGGGGTATTGGACCCCTTCTAATTCAATTATTTACTCTACCGTTACGCTGGCTACGGCGTTCGACGCGGTGTTGATTTACAACTCAACGCAAAGTAATAAAGCGGTGTCGGTCCACACGTTTGGTTCGCAAACCATTACGGCGGGTAACTTCACGCTGACGATGCCTTCGAACACGACAACGACCGCACTGCTTAGACTGTCAACGACGTAAGGTAAAATGTGGCTCTCGGCTGGGGCGATAATAGCTGGGGCGATAATGGTTGGGGCGGAACCCTCTCAGCAACTGGGACGGTTGCAAGTGGTAATGTTGGCACGGCAGGTGTTGATGTAACCATAGCCCTGACCGGGGTAGTTGCGTCTGGGGTTCTTGGGGCTGTAGTTCCTAATTTATCGGGTGTTGAAGCAGCCGGTTCGGCGGGTACAATTCTTGGCGGAGTAGGGCATACACTTAGTAGTGCAAGTGCAAATGGGGCGGTTGGGATTGTAACGGTTGCCCCGCAAATTGAATTAAGTGGGGTTGTAGGTTCTGGTTCGGCGGGTAATGTAACTTTTGGTGGGACTGTAGTCGCTCTTTCCGGGGCGCTTGCTTCTGGATACGTAGGGGTATTTACTCCAAATAACTCTCCTACAGTATCGGTTGGTTGGGGCGAAAACAGTTGGGGGTCGGGTGGTTGGGGCGGCATTATTCAAGGCGGGGTATCCGCGTCTGGTAATGTCGGAACAGTCGTACAAGGTAAGTCTGATACTTTAAGTGGAGTTTTAGCTAACGGTAGTGTTGGAACCGTAACTCTTGACTTAAATGTAACTCTTACTGGTGTTAATGCTTCTGGGGCGGTTGGAACTGAAACCCCAGTACCGATTGAAGAGTTAGCGGGGGTTTTTGCTTCTGGTAGTGTAGGATCTGTAGGGCTAGGAGATCGGACGTTTGCTATATCAGGCGTTTCGGGATCTGGACAGCTTGGGGAACTAGTTGACGGAATCGGGCATCTCCTATCTGGTGTACCTGCTGACGGTCAAGTTGGAACGGTTGTATGGGGCAAAACTGTATACCTTACTGGGGTAGCTGCCACAGGAGCAGTTGGAACTACAGTGTCAGTTAGAAGTTTTCCGTTAACTGGGGTTTTAGCTAACGGGGCGGTTGGAAACGTGGGCTATTACTACTGGTCAGTTATTGACGACACTCAGACGGCGAATTGGACTGGAATAAATGACACTCAGACGCCAAACTGGACATTGATTACGACGTTTTAAGGATTAAAAATGTCAACCTCGTATACTACGTTACTAGGGCTTGCCCTCCCCGCTCAAGGAGAATTGTCGGGTAGTTGGGGCAACGAAGTAAATAATTACATTACCACTTATCTTGACTCAGCAATTGCGGGATCACTTGCAATTTCGTTGACGGGCGATGTGACGCTCACCAAGACCACTGGTTCAGTTTCGCTTGGGTCCACGTCTTCCCAATACGCAGTCTTAAACGTAACGCCTAATGCCAGCACTTGGACAATTACTGTTCCAGCGGCGAGCAAGATTTACGTTATAAACAACCTATCGGGGTCGTTTACTTTTACGTTTAAAGCGTCTGGGCAAACTGGTGTAGTAGTCGCGGTTTCTGAAAAGTGTCTTGTTGCTTTTAATGGCACGGACTTTGTAAAGATTGCTTCGACGATTGTTTCCGCTTCTGGGCTGACTGGAGTTGTTCCAATTGCTAATGGCGGTACAAATTCAACAGCAACGCCAACGGCGGGCGGTGCCGGTTATGGCACCGGAACTGCCCATGCTTACACAGCGGCAGGAACGTCCGGTCAGTCTTTGATTTCCGCAGGTGCAAGTGCTCCTGCATTTGGAAACTTGGGTACTAGCGCAGGCGGAACGGGTCTATCAGGGGCCACCCCATTTACTGCTAACGGTGTTGTCTACGCCAGTAGCACAAGTGCTTTGGCTACTGGGTCTGGGCTGACATTTGACGGAACCAATTTTCTGACCACTGGCAGCGCCACTGCCACTGGGTTTGTACCTTCTGGTTCTACCGTTGCTACCAACGGGATGTACCTATCAGCGGCTAATACGCTGAACTTTTCGACCAACTCGACGAACCGACTGACGCTTACTTCGGCGGGATACACGCAGCCTGTGGCCTATGCCGACACGGTAGTTGCACTGGGCAACACGGGCACTGCACAAACCATTACTTGTACAAGTGCCAACGTCTTCACGGCTACGCTGACTGGTAACTGTACGTTTACACTTGCTTCACCCATTGCAACAGGTTCATCTTCGTTTACACTTATACTTACGAATGATGGGACAGCAGGGAGAACAGTTGCTTGGGCTGGCGGAACTTTTTTGTTTCCTAACGGGTCCGCAAATCTTGCACGCACAACCACTGCCGGTGGCGTTGACGTTTGGGTTTTCTTCACCCCGAACGGCGGTACGACGTGGTACGGCAACATCTCAATGAAGAACATGTCCGCTTAATTTAGGAGTTTAAAATGGATTTTACCACCGAACAACAAGCCGCAATTGACGCTGAAGTTGCGCGACAAGTAGCAATTTTGCAAAATGCACAACAATCACAAATTGCAGTTATGGCGCAGCAACATGCGAATAACATGGAAATACAAACTGCCCAAGCGACTGCCCAAGCATCAATCCAAGCCGCCCAGACTGCTTCTAATCTTGAGCTTCAAGCCAAACAAGCAAAACTTGCTGCGGTTCAACTTGCTCAAAGCACATTGATTGCAAACCGCAGTAACCAGCCAGTCGATGCACGAGAAATTTCTGCGGCTGACATCACAGCATATGCAGAGTCGCTTGTAGCTTACGTTAACGGTTAAAACTAATGCAATATGTGTTGACGCCTCATGCTCGCCAAATTGAACCGTATGTTTGGTGGGAGGGGGCGTTTACTGAGCAAGAACTTGACTGGTTGCAAAGCAAAGCAAAAGAGTCGGTTCAAAATGGTTTAGTTGAGAACGCTGGAACAAATGAGGATAACCCTCATTTTCGTCGGTCTAAGACAAACTGGCTTTACAATTCTCCTGAAACTAGTTGGGTATTTGAGAAGCTTGGGTCGGTTGCCGCAAGATTAAATGCAAATTATTTTGGGTTTGATTTAACTGGGTTTGGGGAACAGTTGCAACTTACCCATTATGATGGGACTCAAAATGGCATGTATGGCTGGCATCAGGATTACAACAGCATTGTAAGTCGAAAACTTTCGTTGGTTTTGCAACTATCAGATCCTTCGGAATATGAAGGCGGTAATTTACAAGTAATGACTGCTATTAGTCCAAAAACTGTTAAAAAACAGCGAGGACTTATAGCAGCGTTTCCTTCTTATGTTTTACATCAAGTAACCTCAGTAACTCAAGGAACCCGTCAATCACTAGTTGCATGGGTATCGGGGCCTCCGTTTAAATGAAAGTAGAACACAGAGACTTTATTGCTACATACACCGGGGTGTATCCGGATGGGTACTGCCAGCATTTAATTAATGAGTTTAATCGTCTTGCTAATAGTGGTGCTGGTTCAAACAGACAAAAAACGGACAAAGTAGCCGCACATGTTAAAAACGACCATCAAATACTTTTTGATATTGGTGTCCATGTAGCCAAACCCTTTGAAGAAAACAATTCTGTAAATATGTTCTTTGATGGGCTTCAGGAATGCTATAACGATTATTCTAATACATTTTCTGTACTTAAAGACGGTAAAATTCGTGGCACCACTATGAAGATGCAGCGAACCGATCCCGGTGGAGGCTATCATGTTTGGCATGCAGAACAAAACAACGGCAATCAGTCCGCAAGAGTTGTTGTTTATATGCTGTATTTAAATACACTAGCAACGGAATCTGCCGGAGAAACAGAATTTTTGTATCAGCAAACTAGAATCCGGCCAGTTGAAAACACGATGATTCTTTGGCCCGCTGCTTATACCCATGCCCATCGAGGCAACACTGTATTTGGAAACACCAGCAAGTACATTGTTACTGGCTGGTTTTATTACGATTAAGGACTAATCATGCCAGCGGGTACGTCTAAGATTGCCATTTTTGGCGGTGCATTAACTCCAGCAGGTTCTCAGACCTTCAATACGTCGGGTACTTTCGCCGTTCCCGCCGGTATTACAAAAGTATATGTAACCGGGAGAGGCGGCACTGGTAATCCGGGTAGTTCTGGAAACCCGGGTAGTCCCGGTAATGCTGGAAGTCCCGGTAATTCGGGTAATCCGGGCGGAGGCGGAGGCGGGTCTGCAACTGCTGGATATATTCAATACTTTTGCTGTTGTGCTTCCTCCTATTATGTTTTTGGAGCTTATCCGGGGGGTGCCGGAGGATCTGGGGCACCGGGAGGAGTAAGAGTTGGTAATTTTACGGGTTATGTTACTGCTGGTTCTCCCGGAGGAACGGGGGGTTCGGGTAACCCGGGGGGTTCGGGTAACCCGGGAAGTTCGGGTAACCCGGGAAGTTCGGGTAATACTGGCCCCTCTTCCACTGCAATAGGTCAAACCTTTCCGGGTGGACCGGGGGGCAATGGTGGAACCGGGGGTAGTGGAGGCTCTGGTGGAAGCGCGGGCTCTGGAGGCCCCGGTGGAAGCGGAGGAGGAGGCGGTTTACTTAGTAGTGCCGTGGTTGGCGGTGGTAATGGTGGTGGCCCGGGTGGTAGCCCGGGTGGCGGAATGGGCGCTACAGCAGGTTGTGGATTTGGCGGTAGTGGTGGGGGGGGTGCCGGTACAAATGGGGACGGTTCGCCCGGAGTAAATTTTCCTCCGGGAAGCTGTGGCGGTGCAGGGGGAGCATGTGGCGGTGGTCGGGGGGGGTTTGGACCCGGAAGTAATAATATCAACCAATCTTGTTATGGGGGAGGTCGTAACGCCAATCAAGCTCGCGCTGGAGGTGGTGGGGGTGGTGGCGGAGCTTATTTCTTTAGTGGCGGTGGGGGAGGGGGGAGAGGAAATGCGGGTAGTGGCGGGGGTGGTGGAGGCGGAGGTAATCCGGGCAGTGGTGGAAACGCTGGTAATCCGGGTTCTTCAGCCAACACTTCTACAGTAAACTGCATATCCGTGGCCCCCGGTTCTTATCCTGTTTGTGTTGCATCTGGCGGTCAGATTATCGTAGGTTGGAATACGCAATGACAAGTAAACTTACCCAAAAAAAACTTAAAGAACTTGAATCCGTTTGTGCTCTTGAGCAAGTTGAAACCAATCGAAATAGAGCGCGTTCTTTTACGATAGGAACCGCGTTTGGTGGGGTAACAGAGCTTTCAATGAGGACTAATGACGGGCGAAACATTTGGGCGACTTTGCAACCCGTGGAAGTTACAGAACTTATTCACCAACTTGCCGCTAATATTGGTTGCCATCTTCAACTTACTCCGAGGAATGATTTTTCTAGTTGGAGAAATTGGCGCATAACTGAGCATCAGCATAAACATCTTCAAGGTCATCCAGCGTTTCCAAACGACATGGAACCCCATATGAAAGTTGGGACTGATAAGTTTTCTATTGAAGATCAGCGTCGGGCAGATAGTTTTTTTCCGCCCGAAAACTTAAAGAACGAACGTGAAATGGAGTTAGAAAATGTTGTGGCAACTCAAGAAACTATCGACCAACGAGCCATTGAACAGTCCCCAACCCCTACCTGAAAACTGGGGGCCGATCTTTGGGATGTCTGGTTTTATTGACCAGATTGGTAATTTGTCGTTTGTAGGTATTGAAGACCAAGGTTGGTTTCAGGTTGAGGGCGATGCACCTGCCGCACCCGCGCAGTCTACTCCTGCTGAACTAGCGTGGAATCGGGCTAAATTGCTTTTGGCTGAGTCAGATTGGTCGATGCTCCAAGATGTCCCACTAACTAAAGGCGACAAAGTGCTGTGGCAAGCCTATCGGAAAGCGTTACGTGAAATTCGTCTTCAAGCTGGGTTCCCGGACAACATCAATTGGCCTATTAGACCAGCTTAATGAACGACGAAATTAACCAAGCGTTCTATTTCCCGTCTGCTGTCTACACGAAGAGCAAGCCGGAATTCGTAGACATCGTGAAAGCGGTGTCCTACGAGTCTTTTGCCAAACTGCCCAAGGACGTAAACGAAATCTATCCAGTTCGCATGAGCCACGATTTAAGTGGCGATGCTAGGCTGGCAGACTTTTCGCAGTACGTTTTACAAACCGCTTGGAACATTCTTGGGCAACAAGGGTACGCTAACGCCAACTTGAATACGTTTTTCACCGGGGCTTGGACGCAAGAGCATCACAAGCACTCGTTGATGGAACAGCACGTTCACGGTGGGATGGATCAACTAGTAGGGTTTTACTTTCTTGACTGCCCAACCAATTGCTCAAGAGTTTTGTTTCATGACCCTCGCCCCGGCAAAGTGCAAATTAACCTGCCAGAAGCAAACATGTCAGCGGCAACTTATGGCAGCAACATGATTAACTTTGCCCCTGAGCCGGGGTTGTTGATGTTTTCAAACGCATGGTTGCCCCATTCGTTTGGTCGTCACGCTGCTAATGAGCCTTTGACATTTGTGCATTTCAACATTGGTGTGCAGTTTGCACAGACGTGCGCTGCGCCACAAGCGGAAGTAATTTGAACAAGTATCTGATTCGGTTTAACAAAAGCCGAGGCCAGCCGGGACGGGGTACGATGGATCATGCGTGGCGGGTCTTTGAGAACGACAAGGAATACTTGTTCAAGCACTTCAGGTTGGAAGTCCCGGCTGAAAGCGAAATGTCAGCAGGGCCAGATTGGAACATAGCCTGTCATGGGTACATGACAATTGACCGCGAAACCTCAACGGCGATTATCAGACATGACCGAGAAACTAGAAGCCAAGAGTCAGCTAATTGAGAAGACGGCGTTTGCCGTGCTTCCAATTCTCTTCACGTGCGTGGTCTATTTGATGTCCGCATTGGACAAACTTACGCATGAGGTTACCGTACTCAACGCCAAAATGTCCCTTGTTGTCACTAGCGACAATAAGCAAGCTGTGAACTCTGGGGCTGAACTTGCGCGGGAAAAGTTGCGGCAAGAGCTTGAGAAAGAGATCCAGCGCAACCGTGACATGATTCACGACAACCAGAAACACATCAGCATCATCGAAGACCGCATGGCTAGGAAGTAATTTTTCTGTCTTGTACGAACTGTAAGCTACGAGTGGGCATCTGCCCATCAATCACTGGAGATTTTCATGAAAGATTTTATCATTGAAGCTATTGACGGTTCCGAACCGGTTGACGCTCTTCAGGCCCTGTTTGCTGTTGCTTACGCTGTTGCAGCCGAAAATGGTATTGGACGTTTCACGCTGGCCGAATTGTTCTCAGCTACGGTTGACGCCCACTTCGACGTTGCTGATGCAGTTGAAACCGCTGAAGTAGACGAACAGACCGACAACTAAGGTCTAGCCCCGGTGCGACCCACCGGGGTTTTTATATGCTATCTTGCGCTGTTTGCCGTGGAGAGTTTCTCCGAGAAGACCTTATCGTTCACGGGCGTAAGGACTATTTTCTCTGTAGCGCGTGCAAGTCAGACGTAAACCGTCTTGACCGTTTCGGGTTGTCCCCATCAGATTATGACTTCCTGTTGAAACTTCAGGGGTATAATTGCGCTATCTGTGACAACTCTCTCAAGCTCAAGCAGTACAAGTTTGCGGTAGACCACTGCCACGACTCCAACGATGTCCGTGGGATATTATGTAAGCGATGCAACACGGCGCTGGGCGTTTTTGAGGACGACCCTGATTTGATCCTGCGAGCCGCAGAATACTTGAACAACCCCCCTGCTTTGGGTAGAGTCAAGAAACATGACGGGCGCAAAAAAGTGACGTTCCTGCGTGATGAGTACATAAGGATGCACGGCGATGGAAATAGCTGAACTTTTTTTAAAAGCGTGGCCGGTGTTGCTCGGCCTCGTAACGCTCATCATCGTGCTGTCTAAGTTAGACCTACGGGTTGCGGTCCTTGAGGAAAAAGTCAAGAGCGCCTTTGAAATCATCAACAAGATGAAGGACAAAAATGGCTAACTTTGAACAAGCCTTTGAACAAATGATCCGCGACGAAGGCGGCTACGTTCTCCACACTGTTCCCGGCGATACCGGAGGGATGACTTATGCAGGAATTGCACGAAACAAAAACCCCCAGTGGGGCGGCTGGAACCT